GAAATTCAATGGTTGTTTTTGATCTAGTAAAATATGGATCTCAAATAGGAACAGTTCTTTCTCAAGTTGCTGGGTACGATACATCATATGCTGCAACGTATTGGCCTTGGGTTAAAACAATAGACCCCAATACAGGAACTCAAGTTTGGGTGCCTGCTTCTACAATGATTCCTGGAATATATGCTTTTAATGATAATGTAGCTGCTCCTTGGTTTGCCCCTGCTGGAGTAAATAGAGGTGTTTTAACAACTACTATTCAAGCTGAACGAGTATTAACTCAAGGAAATAGAGATACATTATATCAATCTAATATCAATCCGATTGCTACTTTTCCAAATACTGGAGTTGTAGTGTATGGGCAAAAAACACTACAGAAAAAACAAAGTTCTTTAGATCGTATTAATGTTCGTCGTTTATTGATTGAGCTTAAAAATTATATTTCTCAAATAGCAAATACATTTGTATTTGAACAAAATGACGCAGTAACGCGCAACAACTTTATATCCATCATTAACCCATACTTAGCTTCAGTACAGCAACAACAAGGTTTAAATGCATTTAAAGTTGTAATGGATGAATCGAATAATCCACCTTCGGTTGTAGATAATAATCAATTAGTAGGTCAAATATACTTACAACCTACTAAAACAGCTGAATTTATTATTCTTGATTTCAACGTATTACCTACAGGCGCAACATTTCCTATTTAATATCATATTTTAAAAAAACTTTAGATATTTATAATAAAACTAAAATAAAGCAAAAATGTCAAATTTTACAACTTCTCCTGGAGTAGCAATTAGCGAAATAGATAACACCTACCTAACTGGCCAACCAGTTCAAGCAGGTGCTGCTATTATCGGCCCAACAGTAAAAGGCCCATATGAAAAACCAACCCTTGTAACTACATACTCAGACTTTGTAACAATGTTTGGGGATACATTCATTAGTGGTGGTAATTCATATTCCTACTTAACTTCAATTGCTGCTTATAATTACTTTAATTATGGAGGAACTTCATTATTGGTTGCTCGTGTAGCTAGTAGTTCTTATTCATCTGCCATAACAAAAGACATTAATTCAGGAATACCAGTAGCTAGTGCATTTGCTACTCTTGATTTAACTAGTGCGGTTGCTGCAGGATATACAGCTTCATTTAATGGAGTAAATGTAATTTTATCTGGATCAAGTGTTCAAAATGTATTTAACAATGCAACATCTTCAGGTATAATTCCTACTAACCCTAACTTTTATACTAACACAACTATCAACAGTAGTGCTTCTTTTAGTACTCCTAACATGGTAATCACTGCAAATCCAAATACAGGACTTGCTGGGAATTCATATTACTACACTTCAGGTTCTACTACAGTATTATTTACGGGTGGTACTAATGCATCTTCTTTTGTGCTAGAAACTATTTCTGAAGGAGAATTAATGAATAACTCCGGTTCTAATACTTTGGGAACCAATGGAGCTTTAAATTCAGGATCAGCTAATAATGTTCGTTGGGAAGTTTCTAACGCTAATACAGGAGCAGGTACATTTAATGTTGCAATCAGACGAGGTAATGATATTGAAACTAGTAAAATAGTATTAGAATCATGGAATAATTTAACATTAGATCCAAATTCACCTCGTTATATTTCTAAAATAATCGGTGATCAAAAATTAAATTACGATTCTACAACTAACCAAATGGAATTATCTGGAAGTTATCCAAATAATTCAAAATATGTTCGTGTAAAAGCAGTTAATTATCCAACTCCAAATTACTTTGATGCTAATGGTATTGCTATTACAGCTTATACTGCTTCAATTCCATTAAATGGCAGTGGTTCAACTGGAGGTGCATTTTATAATGCTGTAGGTAATGTAAGTAGTTCAATTAAATTATATGATGAAATTGGTAATAATACACAAGGATTAATAGGTAGTGATTATAACAATATGATTTCACTTTTAGGAAATCCTGAAGCATACCAATTTAATGTATTATTTACTCCTGGTTTATTAAATGATCTTCACACGGCTCAAGTTACAAACATCATTGCAAATACAATTGCAAGAGGTGATAATATGTACGTGTTAGATTTAGGAATATACGGTAGTAATCTTTCCCAAGCAATAACACAAGCACAAACTCGTGATACATCATATGCTGCAACATATTGGCCTTGGGTTCGCATTGTAGACCCAGCAACAGGAAAACATGTTTGGGTACCAGCTTCAACAGTAATCCCAGGTGTATATGCATTTAATGATAAAGTATCTGCTCCTTGGTTTGCACCTGCAGGTATTAACCGTGGTGGTTTATCTACAGTATTACAAGCTGAATTAAAATTAACTCAAGGTAATCGTGATACATTATATGCGAATAATATCAATCCAATTGCAACATTACCTCAACAAGGTGTTGTAGTATATGGTCAAAAGACATTACAAAAAGCTCAATCTGCTCTTGATCGTGTAAATGTACGTCGTTTGATGATTGAATTAAAAGCATATATTCGTCAAATTGCAGATACAATCGTATTTGAACAAAATACAATCGCAACAAGAAATTCATTTGTATCAAGAGTTAACCCATACTTAGAAGCAATCCAACAAAAACAAGGATTATATGCATTTAGAGTTGTAATGGATGATTCAAACAACGGCCCAGCAGTAATTGATCAAAACCAATTAGTAGGACAAATTTATATTCAACCTACTCGCACAGCTGAATTTATTTCATTAGATTTTATTTTACAACCAACAGGTGCTCAATTCTCTGTATAAAAAAATAGAAAACAAATATTTATAATAAAATTAAAATAGAAGCAAAATGCCAATTCTAAACCCAAACGAAATATTTTTCACAGCGTTTGAACCTAAACAAACTAACCGTTTTATCCTTTATATGGATGGTGTACCTGCATACTTAGTAAAAGGAGTAGGAGCCGTGTCTTTAACACAAACCGCAGTTGCTCTCAACCATATTAATATCCAACGATATGTAAAAGGAAAAACCATTTGGAATACAATCCAATTCACATTATATGATTCAATCACCCCATCAGGTGCTCAATCAGTAATGGAATGGGTACGTTTAGGCCATGAATCAGTAACAGGCCGTGATGGTTATTCAGATTTCTATAAAAAAGATATTACATTCAACGTATTAGGACCTGTAGGTGATATCGTTTCTGAATGGATTGTTAAAGGAGCTGTTATTACAGAGGTTAATTTTGGTGATTATAACTGGGATGATGATGGAACCCCGGTTAATGTTCAAGTAACTGTACAACCTGACTACTGTATCTTAAACTACTAATATTAGGTTAAACAATAAATATATAAGAGCTCCAAAGAAATTTGGAGCTTTTGTTTTCTTTTCGTATGTTTAGATTATCAAAAAAATAAAGGTTATGAAGTATTTAAATATTATTTTATTTATTCTATTAAATAGTATAGGATATAGTCAATATTTACCTTATATAGGTCCTGACCAAACATTACATTCTAAAGAAGAATCAATTATTTTAACCGCGGATTTAACTCAATGCTCTTTAAGCAATCCACATGAAACAACTGATTATACTTTAACAGAAATACCGTATACTGAACAGACTAATAACGGAATTACAATTATAGATAACTCAGATGATGTTATAGTAGGACCTTATGATATAGGTTTTAATTTTTGTTTTTATGGGCAAACATATAACCAAATTTGGATAGGTGATGATGGTTTTATTAAATTTTCTCCAAATTGGGTAACTACATTATTTACTATACCTAGCCAATTTACCGAAACAAATTGTATTTTTGTAGCTAGACAAGATTGGAACACAATATTTGGAGGAGAGGTTAAATATGAAATTCAAGGATCAGCTCCTTTTAGAAAATTAATTGTTAGTTGGGTAAATGTTAATTTACAAGCCTGTTATAGTTATGGAACATTTCATGTAATACTACATGAAACGACAAATATTATAGAAACCCATATTAAAAATAAAACAAATTGCCCTAACAATTATTTTGGATTATCTATCCAAGGGATCCAAAACCAAACAGGAACCCAGGCAGTAACAGTACCTGGAAGAAATTTTTCTGAATGGACTGCCCAAAATAGTTCCCATCAATGGATCCCATCAGGAAATGAAATTACCCCAACATTAGTTTGGTATGAAGTTGGAAACCCAAATGTAATAGGGACAGGAGAGTCTATAACAGTAACTCCTCCATTGCAAGGAACAAGTTATACATGCCATTTAGAATATTCATCATGTTTTCCAAATTGGTCTAATTTGGGATGTTTCGGACCTGATACTATTACTATAAAATACATTACTGAACATGTTGATTTACCAATAAATGATTTATTAGATAATGATACAATTTACCCTGTTGAACCATTATATTATATACCTAACTCATTCACCCCAAACAGCGATGAAATTAATAACATCTTTAAACCAGTATTTAATAATATTGAAATTCAATATTTTTGTTTTATAATTTATGATCGTTGGGGAAAAATAATTTATGAATCATATGATCATACTAACCATTGGGATGGAACTTACCTTAATAATTTATGCCCTTCTGACATGTATGTATATGAGGTTAATTTTAAAACCAGTGATAAATTTTATTCTTTTTATGGACACGTTAATCTTCTAAAATAGTTAAATATTTATAACCACATGAAATTAGATCATTTACGTATTTTAGTTAAAGAAGAGCTTAATAAAAAGCTAAATGAGGAATACCAAGATAAATTTAAAATGGTAGGACTACTTCTTACTAACATTAGAAAACGCCCCCAAAAAGAAATATTTTCAGATATTCGTTCAATTCCTGGTGTTACTGTAGCATCTGTAAAGGAACCTATGGAATATAGTGAGCAAGATACAGAGCGATTTCAATCTATTTTAACAGTTAAAGTTGATGGTCATCCATGGATTACAAAAGGTGGATTTGATCGTTCAAAAATGGAAGATATCCGCAAAGCAATATTAAAAGTAGAAGGAGTATTATCATACAATGTAAATCCTGATAATATCTCTTCTCTTTAATATATTTATATAAAATAATAAGTTATAATAAATAAAAATTATGAGTGAATTTAAGTTACCAACTGAAACCATTGAATTACCTTCTAAAGGTTTACTTTACCCTGAAGATTCTGAATTAGCAAAAGGTGTTATTGAAATGAAATACATGACTGCTAAGGAAGAAGATATTCTTACTAATCAATCATATATTCAAAACGGTACAGTACTTGATAAATTAATGAAATCATTAATTGTATCTAAAATAAACTATGATGATTTATTAATTGGTGATAAGAATGCAATTATGGTTGCATCTCGTATTTTAGGTTATGGTAATGAATATACCTTTACTTATGGTGGTGAAGAACATACTGTAGATTTAACATCTTTTGATAATAAACCATTAGATGAAAAATTATTTATTTCTCGTACAAATGAATTTGAATTCACCCTCCCTAAATCAGGTAATAATATTACATTTAAGTTTTTAACTCATAAAGACGAACAAGATATCAATCGTGAATTAGAAGGTTTAAAAAAGATTAATAAAGATGCTTCCCCTGAACTTTCAACCCGATTAAAACATATGATTCTTTCAGTAAATGGAGAACGAGATCGAAAAATAGTTCGAGAATTTGTAGATGGGTTTTTGCTCGCACAAGATTCAAGAGCATTAAGAGAATATGTTCGCGAGATTCAGCCCGATGTTGATCTAACTTTTTTTCCCAACGGCAGCGACACCAGAGTCTCTCTCCCAATTGGGCTTAAGTTTTTTTGGCCTGACCTATGATGTAGTTCCTCAAGTCAGAGCTAATCTATTTAAACAAATACACGAAATAGTTTTTCATGGTCAAGGCGGTTATGACTGGCTTACAGTCTATAATATGCCTACTTGGCTTCGTAAATATACCTTTAATGAAATAAGAAAATATTACGAAGAACAAAAAGATACCGCTGATGGAAAACAAACCTCAGGTGGAAAACAAACTATAATTGGATCAGATGGTAAAATTAAATCCCCAGAGTTTTTAGAAAAAATTAAAAACGCTAAAAAACCAGCCAAATATAGTTAAAAACATTGATATTTAATATTTATAACAAAATATCTAAATGGCTGCTGCAGACGATAAAAGAAGAGAAATAGAAGCTCAAATTAATAAACTTAGTGGAGATACCGCTAGATATTATAGAGACCAACTTAATACTCTTACTCGTAGTAATGCTGCTTTATCTGAATATAATATTCTCCTTTCAGATGTTAATGATAGAGTATCAGCCATATCAGAAGGCTTTGGAGGAATACATAGCCAACTTACCGCTATAGTATCCGAATTAAAAAATACTAACACTAATGCTAAAGATATAACCAGCGCCTTCAGTGGATTAAGATCAGTTGCTCAAAAATTAAAACATGATCAACAGGGGATAACAGATTTAAATAAAGACCAATTAAAGAAGGAAAAATCTAAAATCAAAATCCTTCAAGACCAGTTAAAAGCTGCAGCTGAAATAGCTAAAGAAAAACAAAGAACAGGACAAGCTCTCTCAGAACAAGAACAAGCAGTACTGGCCGCAGAACAAGCCCAATATTCTATTATATCAGATATAAATGCTTTACTTGATGAAAGAATAAAGCAAGAAACTATCATAAATAGAAAATTAGGTGTTACTGGTGTTTTACTTGCTGGAATGAGCAAAATACCAATAGTAGGGCCATTACTTAAAACTAATGAAGCATTAGATGCCGCTAGAGAAAAAGCAAAAGCTGGTGGTAACATGTTTCAAACTATGGGTGCTGGATTGGGAAGTATGGCTAAAAACTTTGCTTCTTCGTTTGCTGATCCATTAGTATCTATAGGTTTAATTGTAAAAGCATTTAAATTTTTACTTGATTTAGGATTTAAAGTTGATGGAATTCAAACCAAACTTGCTAAATCTTTTAGTTTATCGGCTGATAGTTCAAAAAGAATGTATGATAGCTTTAATGCTATTCAAGCAACTAATGAACCTATAACAAAGGGATTAGAAAAATCATTATTGAATACTACTCGTATGGCTGAAGCAGCTAATGAGTTAGGTCAAGCATTTGAAGGAGCACTAATACCTACCAGATCTCAGATCGAAAACCAAATTATCCTTACCAAAGAAATAGGACTTTCAGTTGAAGAAGCTAATGAATTACAAAAATTAGCTTTTCAAAATGGGATGACTACTGAAGATATTACAAAAGAAGTATTATCCCAAACCAAATCTTATAGAAACCAAACCGGAGTACAGTTAAATAATAAAAAAATACTCCAAGATGTATCTAAAATATCAGGCCAATTACGTTTACAGTATGGAAATAGTACAAAACAATTAATTGCTGCTACTATTCAAGCAAATAAATTAGGTTTATCTTTAGAACAAACTAAAAAAATATCCGAATCCTTACTTAACTTTGAAGAATCAATTGAAAATGAACTTTCAGCTGAACTATTAATTAATCGAGATCTCAATTTAGAACAAGCTCGTTTATTAGCTTTAAACGGTAAATCCGCAGAAGCTACGGCTTTAATAGCAGAACAAATGGGTGGATCTGCTGAGTTTTCTAAATTAAACGTAATCCAACAAGAAGCATTAGCTAAAGCATTAGGTATGAGTGCTGATGAACTAGCTAATTCAATGATTTATCAAGAACAATTATCTAGTTTAGGATCTACCCAACAACAACAGATTAAGGATCAAATTAAAGCACTAGAAGACCAAGGTAGATTAGAAGAAGCTCAACAACTCCAAAGAGACATAGCTAATGGAAAATCAGCTGAAGAAGCTCTTCTTCGAATAGATGAACAAACTAAATTTAATGAGTCTGTTGATAAATTAAAAATGATGTTAGCTGATATAGTTGATGGTCCTGCTTTAAAACTAACTCAATGGATTACATCTTTAACAGAAAATGCTAATACTTTAAAATATGCTGTTTTTGGTATAGTTGGAGTATTTGCTGCTATTAAACTTGGCGGTCTTCTTCTTAATTTAGCTAGTATGGCAGCACTAACAGGAACTGCTGCTGCTGGCGCTCTTACATGGGCCGGTGGTATAACATTAGGGATAGGATTAATAGGAGTAGTAGCAGCTATAGCAGCAGCTATGAGTGCTTTTAATTCTAATAAAGAACAAGCAGCCCAAGCACCAAATGTTAAACCTCCCCAAGTAGCATATGCTACTGGTGGTATTGTTGGCGGTAACTCTACAGCTGGAGACAATGTATCTATCCGTGCCAATTCAGGTGAGATGATATTAAATAAAAACCAACAATCTAAATTATTTAATATGATTAATGGTGGTGGAGGGGGCGGTGGTCCTATTCAAGTAACTGTATATGGGCAAATAGATAAAAAAACACTATTTACTTTTATGGCCGAAGGTGAAAGAACAAATTCTAATAATTTAGGTGCTGAAAGACAAGTAGCAAATAGAACTCCACAATAACACAATATTTATAATAAAATAAATTACTATGGGACTATATGACATGCTAACCACTCAAGGTTCAAATTTAACTGCTTACAATGGAACTACACCACCTGTTAACCCGTTAGCGACTCCACAATCAAAATTACATGCTGATGGAAACCAACCTGGTTATTCGTTGGATGGTGCTAATGCTACATTAGTAAATGGTCAATACAATGCTTATTTAGATGGTGTAGGAAACCAAATTCCACAACCTTCATTATTAGATACTAATGGTGTTGTTCCGTCTACATCACCTGGTGGTCAAGGTTTGCCTTATTTGAACAACTTACCACAATAATCCATTTTATATATGGGGTTATTTAAACTTTTAACCGATCCGGGAAATTTCTTATTTTACACGGAAAACCAAAAGGGTCCTGCAAACCCCAATAACGTTAATCCGAGGGAAATACCCTTTGGAAACGATAGATTTGGT